TCTGCAAGTGCATATCATCCATCAATCGCAGCAGAGTATACCGATAAGTTATCGCATACTATTGCTGAAGCAATGAACCTGAAAAAGTTACCGCGTGACGACCCAGATAGTCCGGAGCAAATACAATCGATGGTCGATTATGCTACTGAAAACGGTTACGAATGTGATGACATAAAACATAGGCTTAATAAAGCCAAGTTGAACCGTACTAAGTGCATACTGAAAGCAGAGTCATCGGTAGAATTTAAAAAGCAAATGAAAATGTTTGCTGAAGATGCTACCGATCAAGAAGAGATCGTCAAAGTATTTAACTCGTTCGGCCTCGGCGGTGACAAGTCAAAATTGCAGGATGGTATCCCGCATGATTTGATTCAGTTTATCCTGCATGACAAAGAGCTGCTCAAGCTAATCAAAAGCCTGGGCGGTTTGCGTCAAGCAATGGCTAGGAATGAACTGATGTCACCGTCAAAGCGTGGTGTATCTATTAGTGGCGTTAAGTGTGACGACCGACTTGAAGACTTGCTGTCATCAGAGTTGGTTAAGCTTAACGACCCGATCTTAAAGATAGACCTGCTTGACCGGCTTGCAAACAAGAAAGCTTTGGTGTGGGAAAAGAAAGCAAAGACACCGCGTGAACATGGGGATATTCTTCTCATGTTAGACAAGAGTGGATCAATGACCACACCGATGGACACAAGCCGAACAAGGAACGAGTGGGCTACCGCTGTTGCTGTGGCAACAGTGCTGAAAGCACTGCGAGACAAAAGAACGGTATATGCCATTACTTTTAACAGTTGGCCCGAGGGTATGATTGTTAAAAGCCATGATGACCTAAAGAAATTCATGGCGCATGTAACGGCTAGACCGTCAGGTGGGACCAATATGGGCAATGCGTTTGAATACGCAAACCTCAAGCTTGAGCATTTAAACAAGCCGGAGGCTTTAATCGTATGTGACATGGAAATTCCAGACAACATAGAGATTGAACCGCAGCTAACCTGTAAAAGCAGAATGGTTCTTATTACCGACTCTTTTGTTAATGCAGACAGGGTAAAAGAGCAGACTGGAGTTACCGATATTATCGACATCAATCCAGATAAGATGACATCGACTGACACCGATCACGTTGCAAGCCAGATACTACAGTCGGTTTAGGTTTTACTTAGACCATGCCACTGCACTTCGGTACAGTGGCAAAATCTACGTAATACCGCGTAGCAAAACAAAAGGGAGAAGGAATATGCAAACCGAACAATCATTCAAACAAGTATTAATGTCACATGACTGGTACTACATGTACAGCGATGACCCGTCTTATTATCGAGCCGGTAGCACATCGTACTCTATCATCAACATGAAGCATAACCGACTGCAATGCCCATTCAGCATCAAAGAGCTGGAAGCATGGCGGTTTAAAATGGTGCTAGAGGACTTCGAGAAAACCGGTGAGGATATGTATCAACAACGAGTCGGTGATAAGTATGGGCATAAGAAGAAAGCAAAGCGGAGCGATCTGCTCGAAAAAAGCCGGTACGATTTAATTGATCGGTGGTTAAGCGATAAAGAATAAAAGAGAGAAGAATCATGCTGCCGGTACAAACGTGCCGGTAGAAAAGTAACCGACAATAAAACCGGTTCAATATGCACCGACGCGACCACGGAACCGCAAGAGTACGGAACCGTAATCCTCGCACGCAAAAAGGTTCAAACGTCCAGCACTTCTCGTTTTGCGGTGAGCCACAGGGGTCATTTGCGGTGACCCTGTAGCCATGCAACTTCTTCAAACGTATGGGAAATGCTCTTTTTCGGTAAGACCATAGGGATCGCTGTATTTGCCAAATTAAAAAAAATGGTATCTAATAAAAGCGAGCAACCGAAAGGGGTACATATGTTTAAAAACAACAACATGGAGAGATCGTTTGACAATTACTGGAAAGTTCAAAAGATTGCGCAAGATAGAAACAGGATTAGGCATGAGATGTTTCTTGAAGGAGTCAGTCAAGACAAGCTTGCAGTATTTGACCAGCAAACCCAAATCATTCTTAGACAGGCTAAAGAGCGATTCCCGCATCCTTTTTTCAACAAAGAAAAAAAGAAGAGAGAGGTTAAAAATGGAATTATCATCTGAGCAGAGCGAAGAGGAAGTGTCACAAGAAGAGGTATCAGAAGAAGAAGAAACGCTAGAATCTCCTGAAGACATTGCGTCTAAAGATTTTAATGAGTTTCTTATAGACCGATTAAACTATCACGCATCTAAATGTGATGGGAAGCTTGATCGAGACAAGTCTATTTACTATGGACAACAAGCAAGCTCCATTAGGCGGCTTGAGCTTTGCCGAACAGCAGAAGTGTTACTTGTTAAAAGCAATGGTCAGTGCGGCTTTACCGTTTCTGGCGTCGAGACAAAGATGTTTGCAAACCTGCCTTGTGCCAATAAAGCACTCGTTGAATCCTATGTTGAATGGGATGAAAAACCATAGCAATGGAATGCGAATTCTGCTTAAACCTTGGGTGGTATTATGTGGCAACTGAAGCTCGAAAAATAACGAGGAACAGTAGGGGTCATCCCGTGGTTAAATATGTTCGAGAAAACATAAGAACACCTTGCATCTGCCCCAAAGGGGTAGAATGGGTTAAAGCAAAACAACTTGGCTTCATGGAAATAAAAGATATGAAAGACGATTGACAACCTACGACTTACAGTATATACTGATAAAGGTCGTAGGTCATGCGCGACTTTTTCTTTTGGCCCCACCATTCTGGTGGGGTTTTTTTATTCCAAAGACTCAGGGCATTCCTTGTAGTGGTTGTATCCATCCATGGTGTACGGACTTCTCTGCTTGTTTTCACCTGCCTTCACCCACCATATCGTCTTGCCGCACAGGAAGCACTGGCTCTTCTCCCCTCCAATATCCTTATAGAGGGCTGTTATCCTCTTTCGATAGTAGACGGCAGCAGCCTTTTTGGTTTCTGATACGATTAGATCTTTTGCTGTTCCTTCCATTTTAACCCTCCTTTGCTCTAAGTGAGCGACCTGTCACCTCAACCCAGCCACTGCCACCAAAAGACTCATGGTGCAGCATTCTATCCAACATATCGTTCCCGTAGATTTCAAAGAACTGAGGCTTCTTACATCTTGTTGTCAGTATTGTTCCCAGGCCCCTATCATGACGCTCTGTGCTAATCATGGTCACAAGCCTGATTGGATTGTTCATCTCTCCAGCCTTCGTGAGAGATCCAACCTCATCGAAAACAACAACACCCTGGCATGAGACAAGATCCCTTATCTGATAGTCATCGCTTCCCTCTTTCCATGGCTGAATAAGAGTCCACTCGCTCTTACCCAGGAACCTACCCTTGGTTTTCCATGCCGCCCAGCAAGCAGAAACTGACTTGCCTAAACCGTTATGTCCTGATAGGCAGAGGATGCCACGTTTTTGTGTATTAACGTATTTGGAGACAACCTTTGCTGTCTGGAGGTTGTCTCCTTTTTTTACGATTGGTGGATCCTGATTGTTCCACTGAAGGCCGATGATTTCAGCAACCATCTTTGGAACACCAACAAGAGCCAGAGTCCTATCAAACCTGGCCTTGGTTTCATCCTCTACAGCCTTCCAGTTTCGATCAACCTCCTCCTGAACCCTGCTCATTTCATTGCAGCATTCTTTGCAGAGACAGCTTTCTGTCCCCACGATAAAGTCAAAAGCAAACGGAACAATGCCCTCGCATCCCTCGCACGGCACGTTCTTTACGAGATTATCAAAATCAATTCCCATGGTCGCGGCTCCATTTTTCCCAGCACTCATCAAACTTATCTAAAAAATATGTGTTGCCAGTTCTCTCGGCTGACCTCGCAAGGAACTCCCTGTACTTGTGCGACGAGGCGTGAAGCTCTTTAAATGCAAAAGGACCATACTTTGAAAAATCATTGCTTCGATCTTTCCCATTCTTCTTTTGTTTCATATCCCTCTTCCTTCCATGGACCCCAGTCCACTTCTTTGTTTTTTATTATAGACTCATCATCGGCAAGAGATAGCCATTTGTCAATATCCCTTACAAGATAACGCCATGCGTTATGCTCCCTTCTTTTTTTCCATGGGTCTTTCGCCATGCCTTTCACTGCCCGGCATATCTCACTTGGCTTGCGCTTTTCTTTTACACATAAAGCCCTGATGGCCTTAAGCAGTTCTTGAGAGTGTGGACTAACCTTGCTGCCCCATGTTTCCCTGTGAACCTGGGCAAAAGCCTCCTTGATTGAATCTGATGTAAGGATTCTTGCTGGTGCCAAATGGTCTGCCTCCCCTGACTCCACCTGGCGAAGCGTAAAAGAACCAAAAGAGTTATTATAATTATTAGAATTAATATTATTAATTACACTAACCCCCTCTTTTTCTGGCTCAGTAAACAGATTCATGGTTTCCCTATTGTTTTCATGGGTTTCCAGTTGTAGATGTCTACATTCTGGGTGTAGATGTCTACTCGCAGATTGTAGATGTCTACTTGTTTTGCCATGTAGATCTCTACTGTTCTTTGGTAGATGTCTACCATTGCTGCTGGCACCCTTGCTGTCCATGTTCAGCTTTTTCTTTTTATTACTCCTCCATCTAGCTTGAGCCTTAGCCTTTTTCTTTCTAGTTTCGGTAACTTTCCCAGACCATTCCTTCCATCCTGGGATGACAAGGCCACCCTCCTCCCTTAAAAGAAACCCAGCATCCACCAGAAGCCCCACAATCGAATCAGGGTCCACTGGGCATCTGCTATCACCCAGCTCACCATAAAGACCCGTTAGAGAGTCTCTGAGAGCGTCAGACAAATAACTGTCACCATCAGGGCCAAGATCTCCGTCTGGTTTTTCCAGCAGAACTCTTGACCAGACGATCTGAAGAAGCCCAAGGGTGGCGAGAGGGTCGCATTGCGTCACCTCCAAAAGCCCTAAAAACTTGTCGCTTTTCGTTAACAGTGGATTAATTAAAATAAAGGTCATTTTCTTCCTCTTTTTTGTTGCGCGTTACATGCGTATACCATATGATGAGACGCCTTACGAATCAAGGAGAAAAACAATGTTAACTAAAAGCCAGTTAAAGGCTCGAAAAAAAGGCATTACAGGGTCAGATGTAGCCAAGCTTCTAGGCGTCTCACCCTTTGGTGGTGATTTCGATGTCTACATGGGAAAGACTGAGGATGGCTATGAAACTGTCATGTCTGAGCCAATGTACTGGGGTCATGAGCATGAGCCGACCATTGCTAAGCATTATGGAAAGACGCACCAGGTAGATTTAAAAGAGTGCGAGACGATGGTCCATCCTAATCATTCGATATGGATGGGAACGCCTGACAGAATTGTTTTAAAGGGTGGGCATGTTACTAAGGGCCTAGAGATAAAGTCAACTGGAGCCTTCAGAGCGAAAGACTGGGGGGAGCAGCACACTGACCAGGTTCCCCTGCATTACCTCTGCCAGGTTATGTGGTACATGCCGCTTATCGACGTGAACGAGATGGATTTCGCAATCCTTATAGGCGGGAATCAATACAGGGAATACACTGTAAAAAGAGATGACGAGCTTCTTGAGATGATGTGGAGCAAGGCCGAGTTCTTCTGGCGTCACCATGTTGAAAAGCGCAACCCGCCAAATATTGACGGCAGCGATTCATGTAAAGAGTTTCTAACTAACAAGTATGATTCTCCAAGCAGAAACATTGTTGAGTCCACGCCAAGAACAGATGACCTAGCAGTATCGCTCAAGCACACCAGGGACCAGCTAAAGATTTTGGATACGAAAAAGAAATCGCTGGAAAATCTTATTAAGGATGAGATTGGAAACAATCTGTCGATGCAGGGGAAAGACTTTAAAGCAACGTGGTCTTCCTACTCTGGAAGGAAATCAGTTGACTGGCAAAGTGTCGTCGGCACTGTATCGAAATGCCTTATTGATGAGATGCAGAAAAATGGCGTCAGCAAGGAGGAGTGCGAGTCTATCGTATCCTCTCTTGTGGATGAGTCCGTTGCTTTTTATACGAGAGAGAAGAAACAGAGAACATTTAGATTTACATGGCACGATGACTCTAAGAAGGCTCTGCCTAAACCAAAGAAGGAGGAAACGCATGAGTAACGAGATGGTAAAAAAGGATGAGATAAAAATAGGTAGCGATGGGATAATGCTGCAAGATTTTAACTCTATGCAAAGATTCTGTCAGGCTGCTGTTCACAGTAAAATGTTTAAAGATCTGAGGGATGTGTCACAGGCAATCATGAAGGTTGAGTACGGCATGGAGCTTGGGCTTAAGCCCATTACAGCAATGAGGAACATATACTACTTTAATGGAAACTTTTGCCTGTCTGCTTCAATCATCAATGCGCTGGCAAAAAGGGCTGGATATAAAATCCATACGATACACAGAACAAAAGAAAAGTGTGTTCTACAGTTTTACGACAAGGATGGGCAATGCACTGGGATCTCCGAGTACACGATGGAGGATGCCAAGATTGCTGGTCTGTCAAGCAGAGACACCTGGAGAAAGTTTCCAAAAAACATGCTTTACGCACGAGCCTTGACTGCTGGATGCAACATGTATTGCTCAGAGGTTTTTCTTGGACCCGTTTATACGCCAGAAGAGATTATAGAATCTACGTCGAACACAGAGGTAAAAGACGTGCAGTTCTTGGCAACCATGTCTGAATCTGAGCCTGAGCATTTGCCTGAGTTGCCAGACCATCACAAGGCCGATGAAAGCCCTATCGATTACGAGGAAGGCATAGATGCAGGCTATGTTGAGGGTTACACAGAGCATATTTCAGGATCAATACAGCCAACAGTTGAAAAGCTGAAGGGTAAGATCTCCAAAAAGAAATCATCAAGAAAAAAGAAAGAACCAGTAAATGAGCAACCATCAACATAGTGAAGACCTAAAGCTTATGAAGGAAGTGCTGTCTGGGGGGAAGAGGTATTATGAAATACTGACATCTATCCTTGAGATTGACCTTCTTGACTACGAAGAAAAATTTAACCTCGACGAGTCAAGCCGCATGGATCACCTTTGTTTTTGGTTTTCCATTAAGGTTTTTGCTTTTCAAATAGAAAATGATCTTGAATCGATATGTCCAGATCTTGTCAAAAAGTTAACATCTGTTGCACAGGTCGCATCCGTTAGCCTTGGCAAGCAAGTAAAGTTAGATAGGTTTGATATACATTGATCATTGTAGGCATTGATCCAGGTAACACCTCTGGGTGGTCAATATGGGAGGACGGCAATCTTCGTCTTTCTGGCCAGGGAAAAATATCAGAACTTGTTCACCTGGTTGAATGCAACTGCCGCCAAATAGACATGCTCGCCATAGAATCGATGTACCCAGGGAAGGGACCAGCAGGACCAAAATCTCTATACACATTAGGTAAGAACACTGGAAAGATAATGGGACACCTTGAATATCTAGTAAGCAAAAAAAACCTAGTGTGGGAACCCACTCCTCAAGAGTGGAGAAAAGAGATAGGCATTGACATCAGAGATAGAAACAAGGTGGCCGAAGCTGCCATTAAATACGCAGAACAGATCTCTGATGAGAAGATGGAGGGTCCAAGGGGAGGAAAACAAATTGATAGGGCAATGGCTGTTTGCATTGGATATGCCGCCATTAAAAGGTTTGGAAAATGAAGCTAATGAATATGATGGGCATAAAGCTCGATAACGTAAGCAGGGAGGATTTTATTGCCTGGATGGTAAGTAATAACTCCCTATCACTTGTAACAGAGGTTGTTTATCCGTCTGAAGTAATGATGACAGATCAACCAGAACATAAGGGGAAGGTATGGGTAAAAAAAGAATTGACCACAGAGAAGTCCAGTTAAAGTTTTACAACGAAGGCGTTGTTGGGATTGAGCATCTTTTAAACGAGGGTGTTAGCGACTATGTTTTCAAGAAGGCTTTATCTCAGATAAAGAAAAGTGGAAACATGAGGAAAGCAGAGGAGTTCTCTGGGCTGCTCAGAAGATATGGAATCCTAACAAATAGACAGGGGCCAAAGAAGCCTGTTGCAGGAGACGTTAGGAGATATAGAACTCAGGACGTTAAAGGGTCTTTGTTCGTCAGGCTTCCCGTTCATACTCTCGGCGTAGAGAATGGAGAGGAGGTAGAGGTAAGGTTTCTTGATGATTCTTTGCAGGTGGTCGTTCCATGAGAATAAGACTTACAGACAGCCAGATGGAACACGCACATAATGTTGCAAAGAGCAGGAGAAAAAATCCTCACACAAAGACAAGAAAGTTTGCAAAAAACAGGTCAGACTGGGACATCGATTTTCTTGGAGCAAAGGCAGAGGTAGCAGTATGCCTTCCATTTGGCCAAGAGGTCGAAATGGGGGGCGACCCAAAATCCTCAAACAACTACGATCTTGGCGTTGACGTTATTCTGAATGGTGTTCCCGTTCAGATAAAAGCTACAGAGCATAAGAATGGAAGGCTTATATTTAAAAAAGACTACCAGTTTAACGCAGAGTGTTACATTTTAGCCCATGTTGACGAGGATATTGTAAAAATACAGGGATGGATTTCCCAGAAAAAGCTTGAGAAAAAAATAGAACTTCACGAATCAGGTTCCTTGAAGGATACCTGGGTGCTTGAAAACAGGCATCTATTTTCAATATATCATCTGATCGATGCGTTCAGAGAAAAAAGAAAGAAGGAGGGAGTAAAATGAATGAGTTTAAATTCTTTGGAAGGCTAGGTGCCGATCCAGAAATAAAATACAATCAGAATGGTCTTGCTATCACCAGCATCAGAATGGCTGTTGATAAGTTTAAGATGGTCAGCAAGGGTCAGTGGGAGAAAGAAACAGACTGGTTTACCGTTGACTTTGTGGGCGATAAAGCTGAGAAGCTAGCTCAGAAGTACAAAAAGGGAAGACAAATACTTGTAAGTGGATCTGTGCATCCATGGTCTGTTGAAACAGATGGACAAAAGAAAAAGGGCTTCAACTTTTCAGGCAAGCAGTTTTTCTATGTTGATGAAAAAAACAGGTCGGGTCAGTCTGAGCAGCCAGCGCAGACCCAGCGTCAAAGTAGTGTAGACTTTGGGGAAGACGAGATCCCATTTTGAACTCTTGCATAAAAATAAAGTCAGTCAGAAACAACATCAGTATGCCATCCAAGAAAACCCCTGG